GCCGGGTCCTGCCCAGTTTGATGGGACGACTTGGAATTTAGTACAAAAAATTAATAGAGAACAGTTTGCGGTTCGCTATGATAAGGTCTTTTATTTGGACACTCCATTTAAACAAATGGCTGATCCAACTAGTAATGCGGTTCAATTTCCCACTAAAACTAAAGTAATGACACATACTTTACGTTTCGGGAAGAACGGTCTTAAATTAACGTTTGGTGATGGAGCTAGCGAGAATCCAACAAACTTCCCTTATATAATGGTTATAGGGTATGCCTCTACAACCGGTCAAGGTACACCTTCACCCGCCCGAGTCAGATATTCATATAGTAGTAATGCTAATTACACTGATGCATAAATCGCCTGATATATATTTATTTAGGAATAAATATAGATTACAAAAAACAATATAGAGAAACAACACTCTATGTTTTAAAAGACCTTTGCTGCGAGGCGGAGGCGATAGCCGACAACATAAATTTGGTTTTTAGAACCCTTCTCACCCTATGGAATGGGTGAGAAAAATTAAATTATTTTATCCCAGAACTCCAAATCTTTCAGCTGAATTATTTAGGAAGTTTAGGAAAAAATGTAAAAAGTGGGGGTCTAGTATTACCCCCCACTTTTGTGTAAAACACTTATGTGCAAAATCTATTAATTACACATATTTCACAAAATTAATATCTTTAGATATTATACAAATGGTTGATGATATATCCCCCAATCAGAGAAAACGTGCATGGTTTTTAACCATTAATAACCCAACGCAAGAGCATAAGCTGAAAGCGTTGAAATATATCTATCTTGCCTCTTACGGTATTATAGGTGAAGAACTCGCCCCTACAACGGGCACAGAGCATATCCATATCTATTTTAGATTGCCAGATGCGGTAACATTTTCAAAGATAAAAAAGGACTTTCCTACAGCAAATATTAAAGTAGCTTTAGGTAATGACCAACAGAATAAAATTTATTGTTCAAAAGAGAGAATGCTGGCTGAGCACGGCACCGTGACTCAACAGGGAAGGCGAACAGATTTAGATAAGGTAAAAGCCTTAGTTAAAGAGAATCCAAGTATGAGAACAATAATAGAAGAAGTAGGTTCCCTACAAAGTATCAAGACAGCTGAAAAATTATTAGTATATTTAGAACCTAAGAGAAACTGGAAAACAGAAGTTCTCTGGTTCTGTGGAGCTACCGAGACTGGTAAGTCTAGGGAAGCGTATAGAATAGCACCCGATGCATACACCGCTATGGATACTGGGGCTTGGTGGGAAGGCTATGATGGTCACACAGAGATTATCATAGATGATATGAGGAGGGACTTCCTCAAATTTCACCAATTACTCAAATTGTTTGATAGATACCCGTATAGGGTAGAAGTCAAAGGCGGAAGCCGACAGATTTTAGCAAGGACGATAATAGTCACAAGCTGTTATAGTCCTGAAGAGATGTTTGATACAAGAGAAGATATACAACAATTATTAAGAAGATTAACCAAAATAAAATATTTTTAATATATATAGATGCCCAGAAAAGGTACTAGTAAGCGTTTTGAGAAAAACGTAAAAGCGATAGTTCGTGAAGAACTACAAGAGGAAACCGAAGGTAAAACAGCCGTTATCGGATTAACTGACACCACTGTAGATACAGCTGCCATTCCAAATGGAGATGTAGCTTCATCATCAAATTTTATCAAACTGATGCCCTTGATTCAACAAGGCACAGCACAATATAACAATCGTATAGGTAATGAAATTAGATTAAAGTCTTTAGACATAAAAATGCTCCTTAATGTTGTTGCTGCTACTGCTAGTACAACTTCAATTGAGGATGCCGGATTAGGAGTACGTGTGATGATATTAAGACAAAAAGACCAAAATTCTCAACTTGGAGTAATCTCTGATTTCCAAGGTAATAAATTAGTAGAGCAAGGCTCTATTCTTGCGCCGGGTCCTGCCCAGTTTGATGGGACGACTTGGAATTTAGTACAAAAAATTAATAGAGAACAGTTTGCGGTTCGCTATGATAAGGTCTTTTATTTGGA